AGCTGCTTCTTGTTTTAGCTGATCAATAGCGCCAATGATTGCAGTCTTGACTGGGCCAGAAGCGGGGAAGCATTCCGTAATCGTTTCACTTTGAAACCGTATTCCAGCTTCCGTTAATACTGTAGAAAAAACACCACAAGCTCCATTCCAAGGTTCTGTTCTTTCTTCATACTTCATTCCAAGGACTTCTAAGCCTTTTACATAAGTCTCAGACCAGTCTTTTCTAGAATGAATATCTGCATCGATCTGCTCCATGAGATCGCCTGCAATAGAACTTAACTCCCCTTCGTCAATCTCTTCCGCTAAATTAGCGTAGAAATCATCTGATAAATCAATTGATTTACTTTCATCTAAATTGATTTCAATACTACCAATACCAGCTTCTTCTGGCTCCTCTATTTCTATCTCCGCGTCAGGACCGTCGGAAACATCCAAAGGCGGTACTTCTGAATACAATGCTCGGTCAAAATTTGTGGCCATGGTGTTTCCTAATAATAAGCTTTTTTGCGTCTAAAGTATTGCGGCTCGTCTGGCTCGTCTGTCTCCAGCCTTAAAAATCCGCCCTGCCTGAATCTTATCAGTGCCTGACTACTGCTGTCCACATAGTCATCGTGTTCTGCATTGGGGAATCTCGCTATCTCTTCTATCAATTCATCAGCCCAATGCTTTTCTGGAGCCCACACTTTACCTGATTTGAATAAATCTGACACGCTATTTAAACGCACAAACTTATCATTTCCCCTTGTAGGTGTGTACTCACTTACCGGGATACCCATTCTACGCAACTCAAAGATCAATGGAGCGCCTGCTGCTTTTGCTTCGACAATGAATGCATCGGGTTGCCATTCTTTATATCCATCAAGAGCTGCGGCTTTCAATTCAGGAAACTCAAACTTTTCCCGGTAGCAGTCTAGCAACATGATATTCACATCGTTGGGGTCTTCATTTAAATGAAATACCCCCCATGTCGTACACGCCGAATAGTCTGCCCTCTCTGATTTGGTAAACGCTGTATCCCAGCTTTGTATTATAAATTCACAAGGAGGCGGTCTGCTCTCTTTCCATCGTTTCCACCATTCCCTTTTAACGATTGCCCCCTCTTCTCCTGTCGGTGTCTGTTGATATTGGGCGTTCCACTTATAAATACCAATCTCTTCCTTAACAGCTAAAAGCTCATCAAGGGGCCAGAATTCAGGCCATAAGGGTTGTCCACTCGGCATAATTGCGGGTAGTTCTATCACTTCCCAATCTTCACCGCTTGAGCTTCTTAATATCCTTCCTGTCAAATCTCTGTCCGACCAGCGAGTATTATGGCTTACAACCCCGTTGGCAATGAAATTTTCGGTGCGGTCAATCTCAACATCAAAGACTTCTTCTTTGCCATCAGGAGTTATTGAAACTATCTGATCTATTGTGAAGTCTGAGATACGATGCAGCTCGTTCAAGAATGCTTGGCGTTTTCCCGTAACCAATGGCAAGGTTGCAGTCGTTGCATAAAAGCCCTCTAACTTCTCCTGTATTGTGGTCGTGGTCGATACAAAGCTTTCCGTTCCAATGTGCCCTTGTATTCTTTTCAGAAGGCTCTTGACCGCAGACATCACACCTGTTGTTACGGTCTTGAACCATTTGCTCGTATTGAGCCACTGTAATCCCATACCTGTGTTTGATTCGTTTTTCTCTTGTTTTTTCAGGCGTGGGCTTTGGCAAGTATTCTTTTCTGTAGCAATTGTTACATAGCCCTTTTGACACTGCAAAATTTTCGCATTTGGTGCAGGATACACCCTTCCACTTTCCATGATGCCCAATTGAATGTCTTGGAGCATTTGGGTTTTTTCTGTGATAACACTCTTTTGACATACAGGCAGCGCATAACCCTGGCTTTGTTTTTGCCCTTGGTGGACGCTCGCATCCTTCAGTGAGACAAGTTCGTCTCCCACCATCAACTGATTCAATCTTGTCCATTCCAGTACCCCCTCATTCATTACAAGAAACGGATGTCTCTCATTTGCACGAATGATTTTACCAGATTCTGTTCGTATCTTATATATGGAATCAATACCATTTGACTGCCAGTTATTTACTTTTGATGTTGTTAATTTTCCCGAGTCAAACGTGGCAACCCTATCACCAGGGCGTATTCCAGCTAACAGTTTTTCTGTGCCATCTGCCATCAATACTTTTGTATCTCCAGTCATGCACATCACAACGACAATAGCGCCTCCTGGCTGTAAACGTTGTCGGGGTCCTGACGTATACCATTCATACACTGAGTCAAATACCGCCGGATCATTACTCGCTGCTCTGGCCTCCTGCTCCGAATGAGGGTCATCAATAATCAGTAGATCAGCACCTTTACCAGTTACCGTACCACCCACGCCAATTGCAAAGTAATCTCCTCCTTTATTTGTACTCCATCTACCTGCGGCCTTACTGTCTGCCTGTAGTCCTATACCTGGGAATACAACCTGATACTGCTCAGAGTCTACGAGGTTCCTCACCTTCCTACCAAATCCTACCGCGAGATCAGCTGTATTGGAACTCTGAATAACCTTCTTATGAGGGAACTTCCCCAAGAACCAAGAAGGAAACATATTACTCGCAAACTCTGATTTGGTATGTCTTGGGCCAAGATTGATGATCAGCCTCTTCAGTTCCCCACTAGCCACTCTCTCAAACATCTTCGCCATGACTGCGTGGTGCCTTCCATGGATAAAGCCAGGCCACATCTTCTTTACATAATATAAAAAGCTCGACTGAGCCTTTTCCCGCTCCAGTGCTTCCTTATATTCCGTGACTTGCCCCAAGAGCGCTTCAGCGTCCTCTTTATCCAATTGCCCTAATAGGTCATCTAATCTCACTCTAGATTCCTAAAGTTAATATACACGGGTCTAACACTTCTCTCCATACCCTTCACCTGCTTCAAAACCCCGAGCCGGACTAAGCGCTTAATCGTCTGATGTATATTCCCCAAACTACTCTTCTTACGAAAAGCAGCTATCTCCCTATACGACGGAGCAAAGCCAAACTTCTTCCAATACTCATCTATATATAAGAATACCTCTTTCTGTACAGGCGTCATCTCCATCCCCATCACTTGTTCTTCCGTATAGTCAGCCTTCTTCGCTACCATTACAGGGTTAATGAATATTTTTTTTATATATTTTTTTTCAACTCTAGCCATCATTTGCTAAGGGGGGTCTCCCCATCTACAAGAGGTGGGTCACTCTCGTCAGGATTTTGGGTGTAAACGTTTACAGCAGATTTTCCTTGGGATTGTTCGTTAAACGATTTTCCTTGGGATTGTTCGTGTGGAATAGTATGCAACTCAGCAGAGGGCCCCGATTCCAAAAAAATGGGGGATGGGGTATCGGTGGGGTCTTGATCCTCAGGAATTAATGAATTAGTACTCAGTTCTTCCAATAAAGTAGTCGCGTCATTCTCGATTACGTCTTCGGCTTGTTCATTCATTAATGCTTGTATCTCTCTTATGATCTTAGTCTTGATATCTTCGCTTGAGTGGATTACCTTTGTTTTACTACGATGCGTGAACAACGATACCTCAGTTATTTGGCCAATAATCTTACTCGCTTGTATCTTAACTTGTGGTTTACTGTCAGGATCGGTGAGCACGGCGACCAGGCTCGTAATGGCTAAAGAGCGTAGGGATTCAGCGTTTTGATATTTCATCGCTTCATTAGCCCTTTGTATGGCTTCGATGGTATTGGAGACCATAGGATGCCTTGATAGCTTACTCGCATCACAGTTGACGATATTTGGTTTGGCTTTGGTGTTGTACGCTTTCCGGTAAGCGTCCGACTTGGTCTCTCCCTTTGCTACCTCTTCGGCAAACTTCGCTTGTTTAGCGGTTAGGGTTGATTTAGGTACTCTTAGAATGCTCTGTATGGTTTGCCCCTTGAGCGCTTCTCTCATGGCCTTGCGAGATGGTTTAGTCATTGTTTCCATAGTTCGAATTTAGCAGAACGTTAAACATAACGCATTAGATCACAATAATGCTCTTGTTGTCTAGATCCATTAGGCCAATAGGCTGTATCCGGCTTTTAGGTGTAAACGTTTACAGCGATAGGTTTCAGCTATCGATACACCGAAACCG